GTTGCGTGTAGCCGTCTTTGTCGTGCTCCATGCCGTGCCGTTCCATGTGCGGGCTATGCCGTGAGTTACGATGTTTATTTTTTTTAGTTTATCCTCGTTTATCTTTGTCGCTTTCAGCTTCAAGCCTAAAATCGTACAGAAAGCCCGCTCCCTGTCCTCTACAATCTTACACGGTACTAATTCACCCGCGCTTTTATCGGGGTCAAAGCAAACGCTCTGATAATACAATACATAGCAGTCGTTATGTATCATACTATCGCCCGAATTGCCGCCGTTGCGCACTCTTATATAAATAGCGTTTTCGCCGTTTGCCTGTACCGCCGCATAATCTGCCGCCGTAAAATCCTTGTGGGCTACATAACGCAATTCTTTAGTGGAAACATTGCGCTTGAATGTATTTGTAGCCGTTCCGTTGTTGTTGAATGTGAAGCTATGCCAAGTTGCGCCGCCGTCGAGCGAATACTGCGGCGTGATAGTTGTTTGTGTTTCTATCTTGTCGCCGTCGTTGTTCATTGCATAAAGTCCGTAGGGGAATGTAATAGCAATGTCTACATCTTTTGCGTATGGGTTGAGCGCGTAGGTTAAATATTCCTGTGTACCCGCTTCTACATCGCTATCGTGCGGGATTTCGTCATTACAGGCGGAAGATTCCGTTTTGTAGTTTAGGGCGGACAGGGCGGTCAATAACGCGCCGTCCTGTGCAATCTCTATTTTTCCGTCCTCTGCGAAAATACCTGCGTCAATATTATATGCGCCCTCTTGTGGTGTGTTGCTGTTGAATGTCTTAATTTTGATGTCGTCTATTGCTACGGTCTGCAAAATCTGCTTGTTAAATCCACATTCTAGCGCGGTGTAGGTGTATTCGTCCGCGCCGTCCTCTCCTGTAATCTGATAAAACGGTTTGCTCAAAAGGTACGGTGTGAAAAAATGCCGCCCGATAATATAAGGCTGGCTGTTGCCTGTTGCCAATGTGTTTGACGCTCCGCGCAAAAACGGGCGGTTGTCGATGTCGCTTTTGTTGGTAAGTTTCTTTACTTTTTCAAGTTCTTCCTGTGCTTTTTCTGCGGCTTGCTTTGCCTTGTATGCCTGTACGCCGCCGACTACCGCCGCGCCAACGGCTACTACTGCAACAACCACTAGCGTTACAATTAACGCAGTCGTTCCGCTGGGGGTGAGCCTTATTGTAGCGGTGTCGTTTTCTTTCAGCCTGTAATCGGGATTCTTGATTTTTCCGTTTATTAAAATGATTGCGTTTTCAAGGTCAAAATCGGGCAGGGCTTCCCTTACTGTCTGCCCCGCCTTAACTTCAATCGGTGTTTTTTCGTTCGATAGTGTTTTGTATAATGTGGCTTTCATCTGCTAGAACCTCATAAAATGCTATGGGGCGCAATGCCGCCAATGGTGATATTTTTACTCCCTTGTCGATTGTGGCGTGTAGAACTTTTCCGCGTTCTACGATGTAACCCACATGAACATTGCCTTTGTAGATTGAATATACAAGCCCGCCGACTTTCGGGGCGGGTATTTCCCTAACATTCAATCCCCCGCTTATATAGTCATTCACGCCGTCGGCTGGCAAGTCTACAATATCGCCGTACAAATCTTTTAGCGGCGTTCCCGCCCGCTTGCAACATTCCATTACTACACCGTAGCAGTCAAAGCCGTTTTTGTCGCGCCCGAATTTCTTAAACGGGATATTCAATAAATCATCGTATTTCATTTTTAATTGTTCCCCCTGTTGTTGTAGGAATTAAAAATCAATGCTGGGAATGTCATGCCGCCCCTGTCGTCTTTGTTCAGCTTCATTTCCAGCTTTGCGCCGCTCCATGTCGCTTCACCGTATTTATGTTTATACACCGCAATAGGTTCTACTTCGTCGCCGTTAAATACGCCTATTACATCTACGCGGAAATAATAGCAATCTTCCAGCAGTTCTATTATTTCGTCGTGTTCTACCAGTTCCACATTAAATGTTGCTTCGCCGTCTGTGGTCGGGGTGTATGTGAAATTGCTTGCAGAATAAACTTGCCCGCCATAGGTCATATCTTGATTGTCGTTAATCAGATAAATGTGCGTTGCTCCGTCGGGGCTGTACAAATGCACCAAATACGGCAGATTGTAGCCGCCGCCCTCTGCTAGTTGCCTGTAAATATTCATGCGCCTATTCCTCTTTTAATTTTATGCTGATTTCCTTGTATTTCTGCCCCGTCCAGCCGTCTACTTCGATTATATAAAGTTTCGTTCCGCTTCCAGTTACGATGTCGGTTAGATAAAACGGGATTGTTCCGCTTTTCACGGTGTTTTCAAACCAGTAGAGAAAATGCTCAAACTCTGTTTTTCCCTCAATTTTCGGCGTTCCCTTATCCTTACACCGTAGGTTTAGGCTGTGGGTTTTCTTCGGCACGCTGTTTCTTAGATATGATATTTCGCGCCCGCTCTTGAACTCTACTTTTTCGGTGTTGTCCTTATATCCGCCGTCCTGTCCGTAAAAATCCGTGTTTACATACTCGCACCAATTCTGCGCCATATCTGCCCCCTGTACGCTTTCGCTTTTCTTTTAGATTCCGTAATAATCGCCCGCCGCTCCCTGCTGTGCCATATTCAAAGCGTTGGTGTAGCGTCCGTTTTTAAGGCTGTCGTTTACGCGAGCGTCAATCAGCAATTCTATTTTGTCCTTGCTGATTTGCGGCTGTGCGGTTACGAGGTTTGACGCGCTGTTGTTTATAACGATGTTTGTACCGCCGCCCGCGCCTTTGCTTCCGCCGTTGATAAAATCCCACAACGCCTTTTGCAGGTTCATGTTCATTACCATTTCGCGGCTGTTAAGGTTTGCCGCTATGTTGTCGCCGTGTGTCGATGTTCCCCCGATAATGCCGCCCGTGCTGAAACTTGGCGGGGTCGGCTTGCTGGCGATAATGCTTGCGATTTGTACCGCACCCGCCGCTCCGACTAATGCACCCGTAATCAATCCAGCAACGCCGCCCTGTGCGATTGCCATAGAAACACCCTGCGCGATATTTGCCGTAGCCTGTAAAATGCTTGCGCCCCACTGCCACATCTGTATTTTGTACTGTTCTTTTGCGGCTTTCTTTTTCGATTCCGCAACCTTTTTATTATATTCTTCTTCGGATATTTCGCCCTTGCGGTATTTTGTTTCAAGTTCCGCCTGTTCTGCTGTCGCTTCATTCTTGGAAGTTTCAAGCATTAAATTACAAGCGTCTTGCATAATGCTGACCGCCTGTGATGTGTAATTCTGCACATCGCTTGCGATTGACGCTATAAGCTCTTTCCGTGCCTGTACCGCCGCTTCTACTATCGCCGTTTTCTGCGCTTCCTTTTCCTCTGTTGAAAGCACGGTGCTTGCGCTCACCTCATCTTCAATCTGCTGAAGTTCCGCTATTTTCGCTTTATAGGTATCCCAATATGATTGGTTTCCGCCCATAAGCGCGTTTATTCTTTCCGTGAAAGCGTCATTCTCGTCTTTTGCTCTTGCGGCTTCTATCTCTTTCCGCTTCGTTTCGTATTCCTGTTCAAGCCGTAACTTTTCGTTAATCTCCATTTCTTTGTTTTCGATGATAGCCGCATATTGCGCGTCAAGCATTTTCAAAACATCATCGTATTCATTTTTTACAATTCCGTTTGCCTTGTCCGCCACTTGCTGGAGTTCATCTTCAAATTCCTTTATCTGCTCCGTCAGCTCGCCTTTATCCTTGATTTTGCCCCAGCCCGCGATGTCACTCCGCGCGTTCTTTTCATGGTCGAAGTTTCCGCTGTTGCCCTTAAACGCTGGGTCGCTCATCATCTTTATGTATGCGCTTAACGCAGTGTTATACATTTCCTGCGCTTCGGCTTCGTTGCTGATTTCCTCGCCTGTAATCCGCCGCAGATTGATTTCCTCTTGCTTCTGCCTTATGGTTTCATCGTATGCGTCGCGGAGTTTGTCACGGGCTTCTATTTCTGATTCGAGCTTTATCTTTGCGTCCGCTTCTTCCTGTGCCTTTTTCTGCGCGTCCGCCGCTTTCTTTTCCTGTAAAACGGCTTGGTCGAGTTGCCTTAAACGCCGTTTTAAAAGGTCTTTCATCTCTTCCGTGCGTTTCCTGTAGTTTTCGTTTGCGGTTTTCAGCATATCCATTGATACATAACCGCGCCCCGTATTTACCTTTTCTTGCATTTTTTTAGGGTCGGTCATGTCCGCGAATTCTTTTTCTCTCTGCTCTATCTCTTTTTTCAGCCCCTCTATCTGCGTATTCAATGTGTCGGCGGTGCGGGTTTCTGATTTTGCGTTTAACTTTCCAGCTTCTTCATATTCCCGCTTCGCTTTCTTCGCGCTCGCCCAGCCGCCTATCAGTTCCGTGAAAAACGCGCGGATTGGTGACATTGCCTTTTCAAACGGTGCGCCCAGTTCCTCTTTCAAATCTCCGATAGCGTTTTGTAACTGCTGGCTTGTTCCTGTGGCTTTTGCGACTTCCTGTGCCATGCCTTTATATTGGCTTTTTAGAACCTCGACGGCTTTTCCGTTTTTAAGTTCTTCCGCTGACAATGCCTTTACTTGTGGGTTTACTTCTCCCAATTCGCCCGATAATCCGCTGAATGTCTTGTTAAGGTTTTTTACGGCACTATCAAGGCTCATTGAGCCGCTTGCCGCCACATCAATAGAGGCGGACATAATATCCATGATTTCCTGTTCCGTGCGCCCTGCGCTGGCTAGTTGTGCCATAAACGGCAGTAATTCCTCATCACCGTATGTGCTTATACTCTGTAATTCGCTTGCGTAGTTCTTTAATTTTGTTACGCTCGTAGATAGCAAATAGGGGTTATTCTTCGCCGCCTGTGCTAGTGCAACTTCTGCCGATGTCTGCTTGTTATACAGTTCCGACATCTCGGAAATAGCACTTTTTAATGCGTTTACGCTGTCTGTTATAATTTTATACGCCGCACCAACGCCGCTTATTGACGCGCCGATGTTCGACAATGATTTTAATGTCGGGGAATTGCCGAATTTCTGTATTTTGTTTGATATGCGCTGTAATGCGGCGGCAAAGCCTTTTTCATCAATATTAGGTTTTACTTCAACTTCAATTGTATCATCTGCCATACTGATATAGTCATTTTGAACTTGCTTTTTTCTGAATGTGTGCTAAGATTGAACTTGTAGGGGGTGCGCTATGGTTACATTCATTTCTTTAGTGATTACCGCTATTCTTTTCCACAAAATTTGGCAGTGGTGCAAAAAGCACCCGTCCGATGAAGGCTTTTCTGATTAAAGCGAACGCCTGAATAATTCAAGCCATTGTTTCAGTTTCTTTGCTTTTGCGGTCGCAAACCATTTAGCGCAGGCGTTCGGGTTTGCGCTTTTAGAATGGTCGATTTTTACGCCGTAATACTGCTTACGGACATAAGGGGCTCGCCAGCGTATAATCCCGCTCCCTATAACCGTGTTTATGATTGCCGATTTCTGCATAGTTCCCGTTTTTAAAGGACAATAATAATTGCTGTCTTTAATAATCTGAACTTCCATTTTCGCCTGTGCGGTCTTGCACTCTTTTGTGATTTTTTCTGTAATGAGTTTTCCGTTTACTAATTTTTTTACGCGGAATATAAATAAGCCGTCGTTTGCCATACCCTTATAGTCATTCGGGCAAAAATAAAGCCCCGCAATGGTGCAGGGCTGATTTTGAAAAATATAGTTTTAAACTTGTTTTTTCGTGTCGGTCGGGTAATTTGTCGATTTTCGCGAGAAAGAAGTTTTAAACTTGGTTGTAGCGCGTCTGCGGGGCTGTTTTTAGCCGTTGTGTATTGGCTTTAGTGCCGCTAGTGTCGGGTTCTCTTTCTTAAAAATCTTTATTTGTTCGGCGGTCAGTTTTTCGGGGTAGTCCGTCCAAAAATTAAACACCGTTTTTCCGTCGAATGAAAAAAGTATTGTATCTTCTCTATTGTCTTCGGGGTCTACCCCAATAAATCATTTTTTCGTCAGATTCTTTTTCAAAAATCACTTTGCCCAGCCCCCAATTCCTTTAATTTGTACGCTTTCTGCTGTATTTAGGTATTGCATTAACTCTATAAACTCGCGGCTTTTTGAAAGCGATTCAAGTTCGATTAAATACGCCGTCTGATAATATTTTCGGCGTATCTTGCAAGCAAATCTATCTTTGAATGTGTTTTCTTCAAAGTTTTTCCAGCCGTTTACTCCCGAACTCTGCATTTCCAAAAATTGACGCGTTCCGTCTTTTAGTTTTCTTACGATTGCCGCATGACGACCTACGCCCAGCTTGTATTCTTTGCCGACTTCTAGGTGGCTCAATAATTCATAGCCCGCTTTTATTTGGTTTGTTTCCGTAACTGTAAAACTCTTTACGCCGTTAAACTTTACCATTTCAAGCGATGTAGTTCTATCTGCGAATAAATCAAGGCTTTTTCCGCCCCTAAAGTCCAATACATCAAAACCGCCTTTATTTGCGATGTAGGCATTTGCGACGCTTGAACAACTGCCGCCTGTTTTATCGCCGCCCGCCAGCCTTGCTATAATATCCGCTTCTGTTGGTTGTTTTTCAAATGCAAATACAGGGCGGCTTTCAATCTTTAGCAGTTCCGCATATTCACGGGCTTGGCTTTTTGGGTTATCAATCAGAGTTTTTAGTTTTTCCTCTGTTGCCTGTGCGGTTGCGACACTCGGTGTTATCGTTGGCGTTGTTGTCGGTTTCGTGGTTGGGGGTAGGTGCTGGCGGTTGTAGTGTTCTGCTTGGCACAATTCCGCTAGGCTGTTTTCCGCTCGTTCCTACATACTCCCTTGCGCTGTCGCGGGCTATTCCCGTCTGCTTGGTAAAATCACGCGCCGCCGCTTGCCATTCGCCCAGCTTCCGCCGTGCTTTCGTGTTGTCTACGCCCGCCGCTTCCTGCGTCAGTGCTTCGCGCTTGTAGTGCCTTATATTCCGCTCGATTCCGCGCAGTTTCTGCTCGCCCTCGTAGCGTGTCATTTTCTGCCCGTTGAAGTTCACTTTTTCGCTTGCCATTTCGTCTAAATCGTCTTGCGTGTAGTGTTCTTCCATGCCCTCAAAATACGGATAAAATGAGTGCTTGCAGTTTATGCCGCATAATCCCGTAACGCTTCCCAATTCGCAAACGGTGTAAAGCTGTTGCTTGGTGTAAATCTTGCCTTGCCACGCTTCGTGTTCGGGTCGCGCTCCGATGTGCGCCGTTACCTCGAATTTCTCAACACCCAATTCTTCCGCGTTGCTCAAAGTCTGATTTGCCGCCGTTTGGTTTATGCTGGTCAGTATGTTCATGCGGACGGCTGATTCTATGGTGCGGGTTACTGGTCGCCCGTTCTCGTAGTGAACCGTAGTTATTCCGCGCTTGCTTAGTTCGTCCGCCGCGTTTTTCATTGCGGTATCATAATCGAACGCGCCCGACTGTGTTTGCATATATACGCGGTTAGCCTGTTGCACAAACTGCGTTTCTGTCGTTGCCGCCGTGGTAAGCGTGAGCCGTGATAAATCGCTGTGACATTTTTGGATTGTCGAAAGCATTTGCTGGGCGTTCGGTGCAGAAACGGTGCGCCCTGTCGCCGCCTTAAATATACGGTTGTCGTTCCTTGCGTTTGTTTCCAGCGCGTCCGTGAATGTGTCTTTAATCTGCTTCACTATTGCCTTGTCATATTTTGCCAAAATCCGCCCGATGTTCTTTTTAAGCCCGCCCGCTTCGGCTAACATCTGCGCTTGCCATTTTGTAGCGTCCGTTACTTTGCCGACTCGTGCCAATCGTCGCGCCATATCCTGCAATATGTCGGTTTCAAGCTGTGAGTAGATTTCAATGATTTCATCGGACAAACCGTCCAAATATCGCGGCGATAGCATTTTAAAACTTGCCCCGCAAAATCCGCCATGCAAATACTATACGGCGGTGCAATGGGTAATGATTGATAGCATGGCGCAAGCCGTCCAACACGGCGCGGTCGTTCTTTGTGATTTCCTTTTTCTGTTTGTTCATTCTTGCCATTTTCTACGCTCCAAAATTAAAAGGGTCTGCTGGTGTTGGTTCTACTGGCGCGTTTGCCTTTGCCTGTGCTTCGTCCTCGCCGTAGAAGTCTTTGCGGTATTCCCATTTGTTTTTTACGCCCGCGCTGATTTCCTGCAATGCCATTTGTTTAGCCGCCGTTTCATCTTTACGGGTCGCGTCGTTGTTCCATGTCACTTTTATGTTTGCGTTGTTCGCGCCGATTCCGTAAGCCGCCGCCATGTGCGCCAATACTGCCGCCGTGTGGTGGTATTTTGTTTCTATTTCGTCCTCGATTTTGTCAACGATTGCGTAAAGTTCGCTTCGTCCGCCGCTGTACTGTGTCGCGGTCTGCTGTACGCTCTCCATGTCGCTGATTGTTCCCTTGCCTAAATTGCAGGTCAATTCAATGCGGCGCAGTATCTGCTGGAACATTTCATTTTGTGCGGCTGTCCGTAGTGTCGGGGCGTGTTCGGTAATTTTCTTCCCCTCGGTGCTTCCGTCGCCCTCGACCTGTACTAAAAGGCGGTTTAGTTCGGGTGTCATTTTTACGCCTGTCGCTTCGCCGTTCCTTTTCTGCCGTTTTGCGAACATATCACGGTCGGCAAATATGCGCATTTCGCCGCCTTTCTGTTCCCAGTTCATGCGCTCAAACTGTTCGTCTGCGTCCTTAATCAAATCTTCCGCGCCCGCAATTACGGGAACGGGAACATTAGAGCCGTCTACCTTGTTTACGGCGTGGTTTCTGAACTCTATAATCATCGGGAACGCTACTTTTTCCCACGCGTAAATCGGCGTTATGTCTGCGGTCTGCGGGCAGTCGCTTAAATCCGTTTTACGCAATGAGCCGCCCTCGTTCCTGTACAATGAACATTCTACGGTATGGGTTTTGTTTTCGTAGGTGTGTTTTTCGGTAAGTAGCCATTTTTTAGAGCCGTTCTGTATCTGCTTCAAAATCAATGCGCCCGTAAGCGTTCCGTCAAAGTCGTATGCAATCGGCAGATAGTTACCCAGCGGGAGCGTTTCATACTGTAATTTGCCGTTGGTGTAAATCGGGCGTATAATGCACCCGCCTATAAGCGCGATGTAGTCTACAATCTTGTCTACATTCTTGTCGATGTGTTCCATTGCGCTTTTAATGGCTTCGTTTTTTACTTCCAGCCCGATTTCGCGGGAAACGAGCATATCAAGCCGCCCCTCTATCTGCTCCAATACTCCGCATGGCGGGGCTTTTTCGTTCCACGGCGCGTTGCCGCTTGCCATGTTCGACCACAATTCAATAGCGTTATACATTTCGCTTGAAAGGTTTGTGTCAATGCCCGTAATTTCCTTTAGTGAATAATTGTGAAACAATCCTAGAATGTTCATAAAAAAGCCCCTTATTTTCTCAAACATTTTATGCCCTCGCTGTTATAGTCATTCTGCGGAAAAATCGCCCGTATTGCGTTATTTTTTGCTCGGTCGATACTTTTCCCTATTTTCGCCACAAAGAAGTTTTAATCTTGGTTGTAGCGCGTTATAGGCGGTGTTTTTGCTACTCGCCCGCGTGTCGCCACACTGGTTCTAGCGCGTAGCGGGTTAGTGCTAAATAGTGGTCGGGTTGCCCCTGCGGGTAGCCTGTCATTATTTCGCCCGTGCGTTTGTCTATTTCGTACTCGTACAGCGTGAACTCGTCGGCGGCATGAGGGCAACGGGCGGGGTCAATTACAATTTTCTTTAGTGATTGAAGCCATTTAAAGCCCGCGTCTAAATATTTCGTACCGCCCAGCTTTGCCTTATTCGCTCCGTGAATGTTCCAGCCGTAAGCGTGAAAATCGGCTACACTTTTAGACTCTGCGCTATCTGCCGTTATGTAGTCGTCCATGTAGTTGTATGTCGGTTTGCCGTTTTCGCCCGTGTATTTGGCTTTCAGCTTCTTATCAAGTGCCGCGCTCGCTTGGTCGTTTCCGTGTTTATACAATGCGAGTTCATCAAAAATATAAAGCGTTGCGTTTCTTGCGTCGTATGCCATTTCGCCCCACATGAACGGGTCGGGATAATAGCCCCAGTCTATGCCGTGATATACCCACTCAAACTCTTTTATTTCTGCGTCGGTAATTTCGCGCAATTCGATATTTTCAAAGATGTTTAATCCTGTACCCGTTGCAATGCCAAGATAAATATTTTCATACGCTCGCGGGTTTGTCGCTTTTGTCTGCTCAATGTCATGCAGAATAGCGTCGCCGAGCCATTCGCGCGGTATATCCTCGTATGTGGTATGAATAATCATGCGGTTAGGGTCGGGGGTTGCCGCTTCTCGGTTGCACCAGTGCCTTGTTGCGCTTGGTGGGTTGTAGGATTCAAAGATGTAGAATGTTTCGCCGCCGCGCAATGCTGATATTTTTATATTCTGCAATTCTGCGGGGCTGAACTCTGTTTTTTCCTCTGCCCACAAAATAGCAAAGTAGCCGTTTGAAACTTTGATAGATTTTATCTTTTCGGGGTCATCACTTCCTGCAAAGATTATTTGCTGTTTGCGCCCGTCTTTTCTTGTATATGTTATAGGCAATGCCGCCGTTTCGCTTTTCGGTATCTTAAACCCCGCTTTTTTTCCGTTTCCTTTTCGTAGGTGCAATTTATCTATAGCCCACACGATTTGCTCAAATACGGAACGGCGGAGCGTCTTTCCTGTCTTGCGGATAATCAAGGCGTTATAATTCGGAAACATTACAATCAGTAATACAATAACAATGCTGATAAATGAACTTTTACAGCTGGCGCGTCCGCCTGTGAAAGTGTAGCGTTCCTTTTTGTGGCTCATAATGGCGCGGAAAGCCTTGTTATAAACTGTTGCAAAAATTGTATTGCTGTCAATCGTCATTTTCTGCACCGTCCACTATGTTAATTGTGATGTCGGTATCTTCTGCGCTGTCGGCTGTCTGCTGGACTGTGATTTCTTCGCCGTAGCCCCTATCTTTTGCCTTTTTGCTCAAATACCACTTTGCGTCCGTTGTGTTGCCCTGCTTAATGCTGTTTATCAGTGTTGATTCTGCCACATCTTTTATTTGTTCGGTTTCATCTCTGAACGCTTGGCGGGTTTTATCCCATTTTTTTACATACGATTCGGCGGTAGACCATGCACAATCAAGCCGCGCCGCTATTATCGTAACAATCGCGCCGCTATCCTTTATCGCGTCTAAAACCTGCTCCTGTGTAAACCGTCTACCCATTCCCAATATTCCCAATTATTCATTTATTCAAGCCCGCCCGTACCGACTGCGTAGCCGTTTTCTTTCGCCCATGCCGTCCAGCGTTTTCTGATTACATCGCAATAATGCGGGTCAATCTCACATAGTCTAGCCGTGCGCCCTGTCTTTGCCGCCGCTATCAGCGTTGAGCCGCTTCCGCCGAACGGGTCTAAAACAATATCCTCGCTTTTTGTGCTGTTCCTTATGAACCGCGCCAAAATCTCAACGGGTTTCATTGTCGGGTGTTCCGCATTTCTCGGCGGCTTCTTTTCGTAAATCACATCTTGCGGGGTTGTTCTCTCTATCCGCTTTAATTCCTGTATGAGTTCCTGTTTGCTCATTTTGTCGGGGTCTTTTCGCTGGTCTATCGCGGTTGATTCGTTCAACGCCCCGTAAAAGCTATGACTTCCGCCGTCTTTCCAGCCGTACATAATCGGCTCATGCTTCCACTTGTAATCGTTGTGCGATAGCGTAAAAACATTCTTTACCCAAACTAAATATTGGTGCGGTTTATAGCCAGCTTCTTTGAGCGCGTTTATAAATGTGTCGCTGTTTACTTGTGCGTAGAAAATATAATAAGCCGCGCCCGCTTTCGCCACGCTAAACATCGCTTTGTATGCCGTTGTAAGAAATTGCTTAAAGTCTGCGTCGCTCTTTTTGTCGTTGTCTATTTTAAGGCTTTCTTTTGTCTTGCCCGTGTAGTCTACATTATAGGGCGGGTCTGTCAGTATCAAATCCACTTTGCCCCCCCCCATAAGCCGCGCGAGCGTTGCTTCGTCGGTGCTGTCGCCACATATAAGCCGATGTTCGCCGAGTTCGTATATTTCGCCCGCCTTGCTCTGCGCTGGTTCATCTTCTCTTACGGCTGGCGCGTTGTCGTCGTTCTTTGTGTCGTCATTCTGCAATACAGCCGACAAATCAAGTAACCCGTCGGGAAGTTTGATTTCTTCTAAGTTGATTTCCAGCCCGTTTAAAAAATCCTTTACGCTTTCCGCCGTCATTTCGCCGTATGTACTGCAAATGCGCAATAACAGATTTTTCGCCGCCGCTTCGTTCGGGCAGTCGATGTATACGACGGGCAGGGCGGGGATTTCCTCGCCTTGTGCCGCCATGTGCTTTAATGCCTGTAACCGTCCGTGTCCGTCCAGCACCTTGTTTTTGCCCCCGTTCTTCCATACGAAAAAAGGGGTAGCAAAGCCGTAGTCATGTATGCTTTTCTCAATCTTTTTTATGTCGTCGTCCGTCCGCTTCTTCAATCCGCCTTGAAACTCTGTGAGGGCGGAAAGCGGCAGTGTGTCTTTTGTGTCGCAAGTTATCCTCATGCTGATATAGTCATTTTATTTCTTTGTGGATTTCCTGCGACGCCTGTGTGTTTACGATGTAGTCATAGACTTTTTTCCAATACCACCACGGCATAGTTACGGTGTCGGTTTCTTTGTCGTAAGTCCATACAAGCGAGCCGTCCGCCGTGTACGGGTCGGGCGGGTAGTATTGCGGGGCTGGCTTACTTTCCGCCGTGCGCGTAGTTGTGCAACTGGTCAGCCATAGTGTGCAAATCGTCAGAATGATTGCCAGTATTAGCGTCATTCTTGATTTTCTCCGCTTCGGTGATGATGTCCGCCGTGTGCTGTGCATTTGCCGCCCCCTCTTGTCTGATTTTGTTTTCTTCCCGTTCGTGCCGCTTGCGCTCCATGTTTAGGGCGGTCGCTCCGATTCCCAGTGTAGCGACCAGCGCGAACGCAAGCCCCGTAATTATCCAGCCCGCTACCGTCATTTTGTGCTATCCTCATATATTTTTTTCTGCCATACATTAGCCCCGATGTATGCCAATGGAACGGCGCAGAGCCATTGCGCGATTGTCATAAACTCGCTTCTGTTGGCGATTACGATAAATGACACCATAGCGATTGCCCAAAGCGTCACCCATAATTTGGCAGATGTCAGCTTGCTTCTTTTCGGCTGTTCTTTCTGTTCCTGTTTTTCCTCTGTCTTTGCTTCTTCCATGCGTTTAATTCTCCCTTGTATATATTTCGCGGGTTCTTACGAGCCGCGTTATCAACTCCGCCGTCCAGTTGCACATTCGGTTTTTAAATTCGGGGGTCTTGTATTCCTCGCTTATGCTGAATGTGTAGACCATATTGCAGATTGTAGCCTGTTTATCCTGTACATACATGGGCGTATCTGTGATGTGGTTGAACATTACCCATTCAATCACTTTGTCGTAGACGCGCTCTAAAATGTACTTTGTGAAATATCCGCCGTATTCGGGTTTTTCGGGGATTTTCCCATCAATGCTCATAATAAAATCATGCGCGGCTTCCACTTGCCGCCGTATGATTTCCCGCTCTTTTTCAGCCTGTCCGATTCTTAGATGTTTCGTTTCAATCGTCACCGTGCCGCTCTTTACTAGAATGATTGCAAAAATCACGATTACGACTAGAAAAACTATTACTTGCCATGCGTTCCCGCTGGTCAATACTTGGCTTATCGCTTCCCACATTACGCTTGCCCCCTTGTGATTGCGTCTTTCACGCTTGCGCGGAAAGCGTCTAATAGTTCGGGCTTTCTAGTCCATAAGCGCGGGCAGTCTTTCCAGCCTACGATGTCGTGATGTGTCGTGATGTCGTCCGCCGCGAGGTTGTGTCGCTTGCACAGGTAGGCACATAAATCAATGGCGGCGTTTATCGTCTTTTCCGTAAAATTGCCGTCGTAGTCGGTCGGACAAAGTTCTATCCCGATTGTGCAATAGTTCGGGCTTGTGGTCTGCCAGTGTACGGCATAATGTCCGTATTTCTTGCGGGCGTAGTCGGTGTAAAACTGTCCGCTTGCTGGGTCTTTCTGATTCGTGCCGCAATGATACGCCACCTCGTTTTCGGGTATGCACTGGATTGTTGCGCCGTCTTGCCCGATGATGTAATGAGCCGAGCCGTAGCCGCCCATGCCTGTTTTTTTCGCTTCAAAAAACAGGCGGTTTTGTTCCGCGCTCGCGTGTGGGTTTGCCGTCCAATGAATTACAATGCCGCGCAGTTCCTTTATTGGTGTCTGCGGTCTGCTGTATTCGTTCGGCGTTAATAATTTCTGTGTGATTGTCATTTCTTGCCCTCTGCCTTTATAGTCATTCGGGCAAAAAAAACGGGGGATTTCTCCCCCGTGCTTTTACATCTTCTTTTCGTGTGGCTTGTCTGTTTCCTGTACCACAATAAATGAATACTTGGACGCTATGACTTTATCCTCGCTTACTTTAAAATGTTCGGCGATAATCTTTTTGATGTCCGCCTGTGATAATACAATCCCTTTTTGCATTATTCCCCCTCGCCGGATTCGGCCAGCTGTGTCTGTAGCGCGTTGATTTCGTCGCGTACTGCTTGGCGTGCCGCTTTTAGTTCCTCGTAGTTGTACGGGTCGCTTTCACCGCCAAGCCGCGCTTCGTAAATCTTGATGATTTTCCAGTCGCCTATATCACTCGTAGGCGCGTCCAGCTTTGAAGTGAGCGTCCTTATCTCGCTTTCGATTCTTTCACGGTCGATTTCCGTTTTTTTTGATTTTCCCATTTTTGCCCTCAAAATAAAGATTTATATAATGCGTCCGTAAAACGAACGCTTTTATATGCGTTGTATTTAATCAGATTCCCGCGCCAGCTTTTGTATTGCTCGCGGATTTCTTCGGGCGTTACGCGCCCTGCAAGAGCAAAGTTTTTCAATTTCTTTAATTTCCGCCGCTCCCGTGTTATGGAATTACGGCAGGGGATTTTTATTATTTTTCCATGCTCGCCGTAGATATAGCGGATTTTTAGAAATGTGAAGCCCTGCAAAAGTTTTATAATCTGCGTTTTCTTTTTGTTTATTACGATTCCCAAACGCCCGCAGATTTTCTCAATCTCTTTTAATAGCGTTTTCAAAAAATCTTTGTCGGAGTGTATTATATAGGTGTCGTCCATATATCGCCCGTAATACTTACAGCCTTTTACAATCTTGCAGTAGTTGTCTATTTCGGTAGGGTAGTAAATCCCTATGATTTGCGATATTTGAGAGCCAATGCCTACGCCCTTGCCGCCGTCGCCGAATGTCGCTACAAGGTGCGTGAATAACTGCATTGTTTCCGCGTCGTTTATGTGCTTGGCGAAAAGCCGCAAAACTTGCTTGTGGTCGATATTGTCAAAATATTTTGAGAAGTCGATTTGCAAAACATAACCGTCGCGCCCGTATCGTCTGTAATATTTTTCTAAGTGTGCCTGTAATCTCTTGCGGGTGAACTCTATACCTTTACCCTTGACACTTGCGCCGTTATCATAAATCAAATATTTCTTTGTCGCTGGTGTTAAGATATTGTCGCAGAGTGCGCGTTGTAGTACGCGGTCGCTTATGTGCAAACTTTTAATGTGTCGTTTCTTTCCCCGTTCGTTTATATCGAACTCGTAGAACGGTTTTTGCCTGTAGGTATGATTTTTAAAGCTCTCGCTCAATTCCGCGATGTTTAGAAGTTCATACATTCCGTATCGCTGGACTGATTCTTTCCACTCTACGCCTTTTTTGCATTGCAAATATGCTTCGTGTAAAATGTTCAAATCAGTTAAAATCTCATACATTTTCTAACCTCAAAAAAATGGGGGCGGGCGCGTGTAGCGGTTCTAGTCGTAACTAACCGCGTCGCTCGCCTTATTCGGCTTTCGCACGGGATAAAGTTTCCTTCACATAACGCATTTGTCTAAAAACTTTATGCGCCATTCAAATCGGGGGCGAACGTAATTGTTCGCATTGCTCGCGTTGTTGTAGTTGGCATTGCCATTGTTGTTGGCATTGCAGAAATTAGCCGCACTCGCAAAATTAAACTTTACCCTCTGTAATTTTCTTTCGTGTTTTATTGTCACTTCGTCGCCAGCCTTTCAATAAAACTTCTTCCCGCTTTATCATCGCGAGCGTTCCTGTTATCCAGTTTAGATTTATTGGTAGGTGGCGTTTTAAATACTGTAATTCCCTGTAAAGGTTGCCGCATACGCCTATTGCGTTGTTTTGCAATTCTCGCCGCTGGTCGCACTCCGCAAGGCTTACGGCATAAATCAAGTTTGCTTCAATTATGCAACCTATGAGCGTATCGGTATGTTTTATCAATTTCAGCTTTCGGCTCTTCAAAAACCATTCGGGGTATTCGCTTCTAAATTGCTGGTTTGGCGTTCTGCCATATTTTGCAAATATCGCGTTAATCTCCTCTTGGTCTTTTTCGTCGATATTTTTTATTACCTGTTTTACGCTTCGCGGGCTTTTCTTCAATCCAAAATCCCGCAAGCAAAAATCGGTTATATCGTCCTGCAACTTTTCGGCGCATTTGTAAAACTCCAAATCGCTTAAATCTTGCAGATTCTTTAGTACGCTCATTTATTCAACCCTTAAAAAAAAATATATTTTCCTGCAAACCGCCCGCACGGGGCGGTGATTGCAGGTTACGCGATTATGAAGCGGGGGCGAACGCAAGAGCCCGCATTGCTCGCGCCGTCGCAGTTGGCATAGCCACGGTTGCCGGCACAGCAGAAAAAAGCCGCACTCGCAATGTCTTTCAACCACCAATACGCCGAACGGTTATTTTGCGCCTGTTTGCTGAAAGCGAAAAGCGGGAGTTGTCTATTGGCGTTTCCTGTGTCATATCCCGCACTGCTCCATGCAATAGAACCGTAGACTTCAATCTCGCTCATTAAAATAGCCTGTGCGCTTATCCATTCCCAGCCACTAGCGCAACCCGTCGCGCTTCCAAATCTGTTGTAGCCTGTTGCGTTAATTGCATTTGACACCAATTCGCGGGTGGTTTTCAAATGCGAGCCAAACTCCGCGTAGAGTTGTTGGTTAATTGTTGCGTCTGCCGCCGTGCTTCCTGTACTTGTTACCTCGCCCAAAACAAGCGTATTCATTTCGCTTGCTTTATAGCCGCCCTTGGTGGTGTTTGTCGCGTTCATTCTGCTTCTTCCGAAGTGCTGTGTACCGCCGAACCCTTGCCCCGCAACCATGACGGCATGATGATAATTTACGCCGCTTCCTTGGTCGCCGTTGTTCATCATCGTATCAAGCCCCGCAATGGTTACATACTGCGAGCCTGTAGTTTGATACTGCCCTGTGCGCTCGTATGCCGATATTGCACGGCTCATTTTGAAATAATCGCCGACATAAATATCCTCAAAAAGCGCATAGCCGTTTGTACCCGCTAATCTTTTCCAAAAAGAGCCGCCGGTTATGTATGCCGTTATGTCTTTCGGTGTTATACGCGGGATATTATGAGAAATTGCGTGTATTACGCTCCATACGCCGCCGCTTTCAATCGGGCTTTTGCTTTCCTTTGCTGGCTTATCCTGTACCACCCCCGACAATCGCAAGGCTTGTGATAGTGTCGCCGCGTCCGTTTTGTTTATGTATTCGCTGTAACTTCGCGGGATAATCAAACCGTCGTATCTGCTCATAAATTACCCCACAAAACAAACATTTATTTTACTGCTTGCCGCTATGCAGTTTACACGGATTCACGTTACTGCGTTCGCCAGCATGACCGTTGTGTTTTCTGTCAAAACTACGCCCTCGCCATAGGGATTATCCCAATAGCCGCCCGTACCGTTTTCGCCGATAACATCAGCCCTGTTGCATGATGTTTCAATCGTAAATTGTGCCGTACTCCCTGCGGGAATATGTACGGCTACAGTTACCGCCGCTACACGGTCGGGCGGGTTAATCCATGCGCCTTGACCTGTCGTAAGGTCTAAATCTTCGCTAATGCCCGTTGTACCTGTCCGCGCTCGCGGTGTTACTCTTGCGTAACTCATTCTTTGCCCCCTGTGTCGTTGTTTTGTTCATTTTTTGATTCGGTTTCGTTCGCTGTTTCCGTTTTTTCTGCAAATAGTAATTGCTGGAAAATGCGCACCGTTTCATTTTTTGCAAGTTCTTTAATAAGACTTGCATACAATTCATCTGATATTATTCTCATGCTTTTATAGTCATTTTGTCGCTTTAATAGAGTTGCGCTTCAAAAGCCTTTAAGTCCTCGTCCTCTTCGTCGCTTTCTAGTGGCAGTTCCCATGCGGCTTTTAGTTTTTCCATTTGGCGGCTGTATGCGTCTTGTTTACCGCTCTTGTTTTCGTATGCGCGATAGCCGATAATTTCATTTAGTTTTGTATCGTGTAATCCGCATAAAAGGGCGTTGAACTTGTACCAGTGCATATCGGATTCTACAAGGTCGATTCCGTAACGCTCCATAAATGCCGCAAAAATATAATCAGCGTCGATTTCATAATCTAATGCGTTCCCGCTGTCGTTTTGTGAGCGTGGCAATATGTGCGGCGGGTTGCAGAAAAGAATTAAAGCCGCAAGGCTTTTTATTTTGTCGCGCGGTTTTTCACCCGTATACATAAAATCAAAATCGGCGGGCGGTGTGTTTTTGTTTTTGAGGTTCTTTTGGAATGTAAGCCAAAACTTAAAAGATGTGTGTACGGGGTAAAGGTTGCCGTCAACCTCTACGGCTTCGGGCAACCTGTTTTTTGTTAGGTCAATCATTCTGCGGGCGTAAATGTGCCGTTATTGATTGTACCTTTGATAAATGACGGCTTGCCGTTTACGATTTCTACCGCGCCCCGTTCGCGGTTGTTAAATCCAAGGTCAAAGTCGATGTTTTCATTTACCGTATCCATTTGATTAAGTTTGACGAGTGCGTCAACTTTCCAAGCCTTGTAAACTGTTTTTTCTGTACCGCTGTCGGTGTATGTTGCCGTATGCTTATAGAATACGACAAGCACGGGGCGGTGTGCCGCTTCGCCTGTCGGCAGTTCGTCCACCATTTCAAAAATCTGCTCGTAGTCGGGTTCATCTTTGAACATGGTAAGGCTCTGTGCAAGATTCGGCTGGTAACTTTCAATTTCTTCGGTCGGCTGTTCGTCGCTTATAAAGTCAAATGTCTTTGTCTGCGGGTTGAGCGCGAGGGTGAAAGTCGTAGATTTTTTAATCTGCGTCCAGTCGGGGGTTACGCCGTTTTTTCCCAAAAAGGGAACGACTTTTGATTTATGAATTAAATCGCCCATAGTCTTTTTACTCCTCTAAAAATGTGCATTTGACGGATTCCGCATAGGTTGTAAAACCTTTTGCGTCCGTGTCGATAAATTGCGGGAGCGTTACCGCTTCGCAGTCTATCTTTATTTCTTCCGCGCTTGTTACTGTTGCGCCGTCCAGTTTGTCTACTATCTGTTTTCCGTACTCCCGCGCCTGTGCCGCGTCCTTACATCTTGTATAAAATGTGAAGTTCCAAGCCACTAGGCGCGTTCCGTCCGTGAAGCGTTTTTCTGCGGCTGGGGTCGGGTCATGCCGTACACACGCGCCGTCGGCGTTTTCGTCGGGGATAAGGTCGCAATAGATTGTAAACGGCAAATCTAGGGCGTTTTCTACCCATTCACTTATTGTTTCAGCTATTTTTGATTGTATCATCTACAAGTTTTCTCCATTGCTCCATTTTCCGCGCTTTCGCCGCTTCAAACCATTTCGCACAGGCGTTCGGGTTCTTCTGCTGGCTGTGGTCAAAATCCAATCTGTGATATTGACTGTGTGCGTATGGTGTACGCCACTTTACAAGTCCGCTCCCTATAACGGTGTTAATAATCGCCGATTTCTGCAACGCCCCCCCCTTTCAACGGACAATAAAAATTACTGTCTGCCAAAACCTGTGCGTCAAGTTTCATCTGCGCTTTGTGTATCGCCGCGCTGATTCTCGCTTTCGCCGCCTGTGTGTCAAAGTTCCCTTTGACTGTAAATGTTATGCCACCGTCCTTATTCAAGCGTCACCTCCCAATGGTGCGGGGCGTTTCCCTGTGCGTAGCATGGCGTAACGCTCCGAACGGTAAAGTTCTGCCCCTGCCATTCGATAGCGTCATTTTCTGCGGGAATAACTGCCGCCGCCTGTTCCCCTGCCGCTGTTTCATAGCGCGTGTTTTTCGCGTCAATTATCAGCGTCATGGTGTCGGCTTTTGTTTCCCCGATACTGCCCCGCAATGTCTGAAAGGTTGCGCCGATTCGGACGCGCTTCAATACGGTTTCGGTGTAGGTCGGGTTTCTGTTGCGGTCTAGTCCTGTCTGTTTCTTCAATGTGCATGAATGAACAAGCAGTTTCAGCGGGATTGCTCGCATTAGCACACCCCCGCGTCATAGTCGTTATACAGTTTTATGATGTCGATTTTTTTAGCCGCCGCACTCTTTGCGTTCCGCTTCACGGCTTCCTGCTGGGCGGTCTTGTCGTAACTGTATGAATAGCCGTTAATGCTTTCGCTTGCTACGCTTCCGCCGTTTTCTGCCGCCGCTCCGCTCGCTTCCTGCGCGGTCAGATAATCAATTTCAATCATTCTGCAAACGGCAATATCAAGCCCGTTTTCTTCCCGCTCCGTTACTATGCCGTCGTTTACAAGCCGTTTCATAAACATTTTGTTGTCGTCGGCGTAGTTGTTAAAATCCGCTTCGCTGGGAACGGCGGAACGCCCTAGAGTATCGCTATAATATGTGTAGTTTACATTCTCGAACATTCCGCCCGCTCCTTATTTATTGCCGTCAGATTTGTTTTCGTCTTTCGGCTTGTCGTCCGCTGGCTTGCTTCCGCCGTCCTGCTTTGCGTCTTTATCCGCACCGTTCGGCTTGCTTCCGCCCTGTGGTTTATCGCCGTTTGGTTTGTTCCCCTGCGGCTTGCTTCCACCTTTCTTTTCTTCTTTCGGCTTGTCGTCCGCTTTCTGTGCCGCTACTGTCTGTGGCTGTTTATAACCTACAATCTTCATGCTTTCATCTCCTGCTTGATGTCTGCACCGTTATAGCTGGCATAAACGCCCGCTGTCTTGTTCTCGTACATATCCGCAAGACCATACTCGCGGAAATTGAAAATCCATGCGTCAGCGTCGGGGTTGTCCTCTGGCGGAATTGCCTTGTCAACGCGGTGCTTTGTGTACTGCATGATTGCGGATTTTTCGGCAATCAAGAAGTTAAGTGTGTGGCTTCCGTCTGTGTCTACCTCATAGTATGACGCAATGCTTGCAGTTGCTGGCTCTGCGACAACTGTAAATACATAAGGTGAAGCCGATGTGCCCGCGCCGCTTCTTGTGTAGTATGTTTTGCCGTCGACAACTGCTTCGTCGGTAGTTGCCTTGAACTTTGTTGCAACCTTTGTAAAGCCGCCCTTTGTTTCACCTGTGGTTTTACCGTCAAACAATCCGACCAATGTCATAAAGCGGGCTGTTGGGACTTTGGTAATGCTTGCGAACGCTCCCAAAATATCACGGCTCTTGTTTGTATCTACATTCTGTGCCGCAATCAAAAGGGCAGGGGTAATGAACAGGTGGCGGTTTTCTGACGGTACTTCGTCGTTATCCATTGCCGATGTTGCAGTCTGTAATGCCGCGAGCACTTCTGTACCAGCGGACAAAACTTCTTTTTTCTTTGTGCCTGCCAAACTTGCATATTTAGCAAATCTGAAAGCGTCCTGTTCGGGCACGACTTTAGTACGGATAAACTCGGCGGCAAGTTTACCAAAGGCAAGCCCTGTGGTTTCCTCGTTATCCATGTTGTCAATGCTGAACTTACGACCACGGTCATAGTTGAACTGTACGGTTTCGTTAGTCATTGTAACATCGCCGTTTACATATCCACTGTTGCGGTCATAATCTCCCAAGCCGTCCATGTCGAGCTTAGGAATAACAATCTCGTTTGCGTTTGCGCCTGCCTGTGCGAGTGTTGCATCGCTTTCAAGCACGGCGGTCTTTGATTCGTTCTGATAGACTTCGTCAAGAAGTGCTACATACTTCTTAAACTTTGCAATCCGATTAGCCATAGTTTAAAATCTCCTGTTTAATCTTTTTTAGGCGGCAATCCCATAACGGCGCGCACCTGTGCGTCATCGTCTGACTTTCCGCCTTTTCCGCCCATTGCTGGAACTACGGGCGGGGTCGGCTTTGTATCGTCTTTCAAGATGTCCGACTGGTCTTTTGTGATTTCGGCGAAAATATCATCAAGATTCTTTCCCTTGCTTTCATCTGCTCCCAAGGCTTCGCACATTTTCGCGGTGATTGCGTCCTGTGTGATTTTGTTTACAAATGTTTTGCCCGAAAGGTACTCTTTTACTTTTCCCGAACGCTCCAAGCTGGCAATTTTTGCCGCGCTTTCTTCCTGCAATTTCTTGTTCTCCGCCTTGTACTTCTCGACATCGGCTTTTGTTTGGTCGTAGTCTTTGAACTTCTCCAGCGTTGCGTTGGCGGTTTCAAGCTGTTTCTTGATGTCGTCATAGTCGGCGAACTTCGCCTTTGCGCCCTCAATGTCCTTGCCGTTCTCTTTCATAATCTTGTCGATTACTTCTGATTCCAGCCCCAAACTTTCCAAAAAATCACGCTTCATTTTGTGTATCTCCCTACGCATTTTTTACGGCTTGCCAGCCAATAGGATAGAAACGGATTACGCGCCGTTTCGCCGCTATATACATAGTCATTTATAAAAATGGCGTTGTATGCAAAAAAAAGACGGCAGGGCGCGAGGTGCGGTGCGTTCCCGCCGTCGGTGTCTGTTGCTTATATAGTCATTTTTATAAATAGGGAAATTAGCGGAAAATAGGGGAAAATTTCCCTATTTTTTTTAATTGCTTTAAAATCAAAAAGCCCCGAAAAATCGAGGCTTCAATTTCAATGTTTTATTTTTACTTTCCGCCCCAGCTTCATGCTAAAGGCTTTTTCTGTGGCGTATTTTTCAAACGCCTTGTCGGTTCTGCATTTTTCGCGGCAATTCTTGCACATTTCAAAAACGCGCTTTTCATTTTCCGCTCCCTCTTTTTCGTTGTCGAATAGCACGCGGACGAAAAAATCATCTTGAAAGCATTTGTCGTAAAACTCACAATGTCCGAAGTCGTGATACATTTCTTGAATGTCGGGCGTAGTGAACCCAAGCGTCGCGACCAGGCAAAAGCTCCTTCACCTTATCGTAGGTAGCCTGGAAGTTGTCGCCACCGCC